AAACTTATATTCCATAGTTATTTCATTATTATATTTCCATTTGCATCTCTCTTAGCGCGTATTGCCATTGTACACCGGCAATTGATTGTCTGATTTGCTGCCCCCTCTGGATCGCCGGGAAACATAAGTCCATTACTAAACTTCTGATTCATATCCCGCTTTTCTCCGTCTACTCCTACATGCGTATGCGCTCGCCTGGTTCTCTTGTCTTCTATGGCAATCCATTCTTTCGTTGTCTCAAAATCCTCACTTTCGCTTATGGCCTGGTTAGCGAAATTCATCGCTCTAACTGATTCCGTTCTGACTATTGTTCTTGCTCTGCTTCTTGCCAACTCCGTATCATTAAGCGCATCAACCGTTCTTTGCACGCTCCATCCACCGGCAATGGCCTGATCTAATATATCGTGAACTTTTTTGATAGTCGTATCGGTGATATTGGTTGCCATCTCTAACACGTAGTCCTTAAAATATTCCTGCACCCATTGAACGAAATCGCTAAGTTCGCTTTTCTTCTCTGTTTCCAGCACCGGGCGAATAAACCGCCTTTGTTGCTTCGCTGTATAAATATAAAGATCATTTAAAACAGGTGCAATTATTTTTATCAGTGCATCCCTTCCAATATTCAATTGTGCCGGAACGATCCCATTAACAGATACCATGTCGGCATAGAATCTCATTTGCTCCAATAACGCTTTGTAAACCCTTGGTCCGAACAAATTCGCAACCTTGACTTGCAAGGACTTCGATTGCGCTATGTATTGCTGCCTGTTCATTCTCTGTTATTGATTTACCATTTTCTTCTATTTCCAGCGCAAATGCTACCTGTTTTCGTGTTTTATAATCCCTTGTTAATGGGCAATCCTTTTTATATGGTCGCCCTAATATTTGGCTGCACCGCACCGCCATTGGTTGCGTTATTATTGGCACCGCCAGTTGTGCTATTTTGTAAGCCCATTCCTGCATAATCGTCTAAAATTGTGTTTAAATCATCGATAGATGTTAATGAAGATGGAATATAAATCTTATCCATCGCAGGATCGCTACTTTGCTCTTCATTCATTGCTTCCAGTTTCTGATTAGGCGTTAACCACCATGCTACATTGAGAGAGCTAACAAGCTTTTCCTGATCTTCTTGCAATTCCGGCAATTCGCTTACATCTATGTCTATGCAATAAGAACCATTTAATCCAAATGGCTTAAGCAATGCCCTATTTAATTCGCCGCAAATATTTTCCAGCAATGGAGTTTCCACATTGTTAATTAAAGACTTTTGCGCCTCTTTAACATTGTCGTAAGTAGCTCCTGGCATGAATAAATTAGGCGAACAACCAAACACATTTGCAAGCCGTGAAAAGGATGCCGTTTGGCTATCATTAAGCTCCATATCTTTTCCGGTTTGGCTCATATTGAAATAGCTGAACTTGCCTTGCATGGTTGCTACCCGACCTCGCATATCTGCCGAATTTATTCTCTTGTCTACCACGCTTCGCATTATGGATTCTTGCGTAGGTGTAAGCCCCTGTGGGTCTTCTCTTGCAAGCAATCCTTTTGATCCATCGTTTTGTGCCATACTCACTTGAGCATCGGTTAATGCATCTGTTTGTGTTGCTAATTTCAAACCTGCCTTAAGTGGTGACAATCCGCGCAAATGAATGCGAGTATAATCGTCGTATAAGTTAGTTGGGAACTTAATATGAATAACGTCTTCTGCCGGAAGAATGCTTGTTATGCCGCCATGCAAGAACTCATACCCGGAAACGCCGAATGGATCGCCTGGCATTGGTATAAGATTAATATACTGCGAAGGCAGCACCCACATTTCAAGAGGTTTTGCATTTTCGTCCCCTTCGTTGCCTTCACCTCTATTCATCCAGATAAACGTTTCGCCACATGATTCTAAGAATATGATCAATTGCTGCATGAATTGATCATGCGCCTGCATAGGATTAGGCTGCGTTAATAGCTTAGATAGATCGTTCTCAATAACCTGCTCTCCATACGCCTTTGTTTGTAACTTCCGTAGCTTATTAACTGGCAACATACTCCGAAGCGACTTTAGCCGCTTTTGACTGCTCTTATCTTCGATCTGGTAAAGATACATTGGAATGCAGCCGCCCTTTTTAGCAATCATCGATATTATCGTATAAACAGCCCAATTGTTGTTATACAGCTCTACATAAGTGATAATATTGGGATCAGGGTATATAGCTGGGCCGCCATAAGGGATGAACTCCCATTGCGTACCAACCAGTACATCAGCTTGCGGTTTTCTCGCAAACAATCTATTTACAAAGCCGTTAAGCTGTTGAAGTATTGCCATTTTTTAGAATGCAAAAAAGTTTGCTTTAGGTTTGGAATGTTTCGTAAATATCGCATAACGTAATGCGTCCATACAATTATGAACAAGTATTCCGTTAGCGAAATACTCATGAGCGCCTTCAACGGTTAAATCATATACCGTCTTTTTGGTCTCTTCTAGTTTTTCTAAGGAATTTAGCTTTACAGTTAGGATGGCAGAATTTGTGGAACGCTGTTTTTTTAACATATTCTTTTTTGCACATTTCACATACACCTGTCCCGTATTCCATCTTTCCGAAATTAGTACTTTTTGCGTGTTCTTTATGCCATTTAATTCCTTCTTCTGATTTATGCCATTTAGGAGCGCTTTTGACTCCTTTTTCCTGAAATGATTTAAACCATTCCTTGTTTTGCTCAACTCTCTTCTTAAGATGATCAGACAAGTGCTTTGAACCTTCTTTGATTTCAAGATTTTCGATCCTGTTATCCCACGTATTTTTATTCTTATGATGAACATGGAATCCTTTTGGGACTTTGCCGTTATCTTTTTCCCATACATCAACATGCATTCTCCATCTATGGCAACTAAAGTATCTTTCTTTTGGATATAATTTGTATATCCTTCCATTAAACTGCTGTTGAGGTAAACCGTCTGCCCCGATTGTAATTCCTGAATTTGTTTCCATCCCGATCCTGTTTTAATTAAATGATTTGGTGTACATTCCAAATATACATCAAACATATCGAAGTGCATCACAAATTTATTTACTAGATGCTTGCCGTTATTCCATTTAATTAAAACCTTTTTATACCCTTGAGACGTTAAAACAAAATCCCCTTCCTTTACATCTATAATTTTTTTATCCCCATCAATAGTTTTTATAATCGTTTCACCAACAAAACAGTGGTCATTGAACTTCACTGGCTCATCCAATACTTTCCCATCTTTATCAACTTTCCACTTGTAACTACGTATTTCCTTGAGCAAATTAACTGAATCTTTCGTGATATACAAGGGCATTCCTTTTACTTTCCTAATTCCCTCTGTCACATCTTTATCCGCTGGCTTAGCATTATAACCGGCGTTAACCAGTTCTTGTATTGTCTTTGGCTCTGCATTATCACAAAATATTTCTATTGTTTTAGATATATTCATACGCTTGTATTCCTCAATAAGTTCAGCGGTTGTAAGCTTTGTTTGATAAAGCATTTCGTGCACATAGTTAGCGCCTTCATAGGTTTCACACAGAGCTAATGCGGATGGCACATTATAACCGAAATCCTGTCCCATGAATAATTCGCCTTTTAATGGCAATACTTCACATTCTTTCCAGTGGGTATAAATAGTTTCTGAGCTTGTGCCGCGCAGTCCCAGGCCAAATACTTTCCAAAGATTTTCGTCTGCATCCTGCAATGATTCAATCTCATTAATCTGCTCCTGCGTTAAAAATGGATTATCCTTATAGGTAGAATGAATCAAGATATTCCCGGGCTTATCTGCTACGTCATACACCCATGAAAATTCATCAGCGGGGTTGAAATCAAGGAATATAGTTTCCCTGGTCCGCATAGCTAATTGTACGTATACGTCATAAGAAAGTAAATTAGCTTCATTCACGAACAGAATATCACGACCAGGGCCGCGAACCTTTCCGGCGTCATCAGCACCGAAAAACTCAATGTATGATCCATTTGAATAATGATAGATGTTATCGGTTCGGTTGAAGTTATCCTCTTTGAAGATACCGGAAGATTCGAGTACATTAAGGAAATCCCTTCTGGCTCCACGCTTAAGGTGCGGCAATGAAGGAGAAACGACTGATATTTCCTTTCGTTCCTTATGAGGGATAACAAGAGAAAGTAATTGAGCCGCTGAATATGTTTTACTGGAACGGGTTGAACCCTGGTTTGCCAATACCCTGTATTTACGGCTATAATAAGCCTCAAGGTTGCGATCAAATACGTTTGTGACTAGAATATCAGCCATTGTCTTTAAACGGCTTATTTGGGGCTGTAATGAAGTTTAAAACAGGTAATTCACCAGAATGTTCAATCTTCTTGGTAATAAACATGCCAAGGTGTTTACCGATATTCTCGGTTGCTTTATTTGCTCCATTAGAATCAAATTCCCAAACCCCTTTACCTTCTTCGTCTGTTTTCTGTACCATTTCCTTGTTCACATAGTCGAATTCCATAACAGGTACCGCAGTCATGCAGCGATCTGAAATAGCCTTTAGACGCTCAAGAACCCATTCTTGAGTTAATTGAGTTGAGGCCATCAATTGCTTACGTCTCTCGGCTATATACGCCTTGATTTCAGGTTTCTGAAGGTTCTCAT